GCCTTTAACATTCCAGGCGTAGGTTCAGCATTCCCAACACCTTCTGGCCCATTAGGTGGCGTTGATTACACAGTACCAATGGGTAGTGGCAACCCAGTTTATGCACCTGGTGTATCAGGAACTCCAATGAGTTATGCAGATGTAAGACTTGTGGTAGATACCTCAGTAACTGGCGATAAGTTTCAGCAACTCATTGCCGAAAGTATCCAAGGTGCTCAACGTAGCGGATACAGCACTTCTGCGGCTGGCAGTCTTCCATAATGACGGTACCTGTAGTAAATGCAATAATTAACTTTAGCACTGGCCCAAGTTTTGCCCAGGCGATGATCTTAGATACTGGCATACTTGGCACAAACGTCTTGGCCGATTCCACAGCTGTAATTGTTGATGTATCAAATCTTGTTAACCGTATTGAAACTAACCGAGGCCGCACAGCTTTATCCGATCAATTCCAAACAGGATCATTGACTCTGCGCCTAGTAGATCAAAACGGCGATTTCAACCCACAAAACACTTCTAGCCCCTATTACAATTTATTAACGCCAATGCGTAAAGTACAAATTAGTGCTACCTACTCAGGAGTTACTTATCCTATATTTTCAGGATTTATTACCAGTTATGTAACTTCTTATCCTTCAGAGGCAGAAGATGTTGCTATTACGACAATTCAAGCTGTAGATGCATTTAGATTAGCTCAAAATGCTCAAATAAGCACGGTAACTGGTGCAAGTGCTGGCAACCTAAGCGGCACAAGAATTAACCAAATCTTAGACGAAATTGACTGGCCAGCATCGATGCGTGATATAGATGCAGGCTTAACCACAATGCAGGCTGACCCTGGGACAAATCGGACAGCATTACAGGCCATGGTTACTGTCTCAGAATCTGAATATGGCGCACTTTATGTAGATGCAGATGGCTCTTTTGTATTCCAAGACCGAGGCGTAACAGCCAGCTCAATAGGTGGCACTCCAACAGCCTTTGCCGATGATGGCAGTGGTATACCTTATTTTGATGCTTCATGGATATTAAACGATGTTTTGGTGTTTAACAAAGCAACCATTACTAGACTAGGTGGCACGGCTCAGGTAGCAATAAATCAGGCATCCATAGACAAATACTTCTTACACTCTTATTTCTTAAATGATCTACTTATGCAAAGCGATGCAGTGGCTTTAGATTATGCCCAAGCTTATGTGGCCAGTAGAGCTGAGACCAGTATCCGAGTGGATTCTGTAGTGCTTGATTTATACACTTCTAATTACAATTCAGGCATAATTGCAGCCTTAGACCTAGACTTCTTTGATCCTATAAGCGTATTAACGACTCAGCCTGGCGGATCAACAATCTCCAAGACTTTACAGATTTTTGGCGTACGCATGTTTATTACGCCAAACAGTTGGAAAACCACGTTCACCACACTAGAGCCAGTCATAGATTCGCTGATATTAAATAACAGCATTTATGGCACTTTAGACTATAATGTACTAAGTTACTAAGGAGTAAAAATGGCAGCTGGATTAGGCTTTAAGGATTTTACAACAGGCGAGGTGTTAACCGCAGCCGATGTTGATGGTTATTTAATGCAAGGTGTGTGGGTGTTTGCAAGTGCCGCAGCCAGAGATGCAGCAGTAACTTCACCACAAGAAGGAAACTTTGCGTATCTTAAAGATACAAATGTTACAACTTATTACACTGGTAGTGCGTGGGCTAATTTAGATACTACTGGCATGACCAACCCAATGACTACAACTGGTGACATGGTTTATTCCTCAAGCGGTTCAACACCTGCTCGTCTTGGCATTGGTTCAACTGGAAATGTTTTAACTGTTGCTGGTGGAGTTCCAACTTGGGCTGCACCTGCTGGTGGTGGTGGAGATAATTACACCTTAATCAATACAGGTGGAACTGCCTTAACGGGAGCAACAGCAATAACAGTAAGCGGAATTTCAGGCAAAAATTCTTTATACATTTTTACTGAAGGCGATATAAAAGCAAATTCTACTGCTGCATTTAGTATGACTTTCAATTCGGATACAGGATCAAATTATAGTTTTAATGCAATAAAAATAACTATGCCAGGGTCATCAACTGCCGATCAATCTTATGGAGTTCAAAATGGTAGTCAAATTGATTTAGGTCAGAATAATAGTGCAAATGGTTATTATGCCTTGCAAATGAAAGTTGATGGTACAAATGCAAGCGGCATTAAACCTTTTGAATATAAATCGTATAATGCAATTTCTGGTGCATTTTCCTACAATTCAACTGGTTATTATAAAGGTAGTTCAGCAATTTCATCAATTACAATTACTTCAAGTTCAGGCAATTTTTCTGGTGGCACTATCTATGTATATGGAGCGTAAATAATGAAAATAATTGAAAGAACTTTTGATGCACAAACTGGCGAAACAATAGATATTGAAAGAGAATTAACTGCTGCTGAGATTAAATATCGCAAAGAGTTAGAAAAAACTCAATTAAAAGAACAAGCCGAAATCGAAGCAAAAACAGCAACACGACAAGCCATTGCTGATCGCCTTGGTTTAACAGCTGATGAACTTCAAGTTTTGCTTGGCTAATGAAACCTTGGTTATGTGCAGCTGGCGTAGAGCTCAGAGATGCAATTAATACCTGGTATCCAGATCGCAGGACTACCACTGATGGGTGGATCGGTGATGCTCGTCATGCCAGGCGAGGAAACACCTCAGATCATAATCCAGACATCGATGGATGTGTACGAGCCATTGATATTGATGCTCGCTTGGATTCATCCGAGGGGCTCTCAATATATTTGGCTGACCAAATCAGAGAATGCGCAAAAACCGATAAACGCATATCTTATGTAATTCATAACGGCAAAATAGCAAGCAAGATCCTGGGCTACAGATGGCGTACATACAAGGGCTATAACAAACACACTAAACACATACACGTAAGTTTTACCAAGGCAGGCGATAAAGACGGCAGGCCGTTTGATATACCACTACTAGGGGGCAAAATATGAATATGAAAAATCCTTACATTCTAACTGCTGGTGCATTTCTATCAGCTTGGGCAGCATCCAATTTTGCAGCTGACTACCGCTCTATTTTATGGGCTGTACTTGCAGGTGTATTTGGGTATGCAACTCCGAAGAAATGAGTCCAGCGGAATGGGCTGGTTTTGGCGCAGGCGTTATCGCCGTGCTATCAGGCGTGCTAATCGGATTACGTTTTCTAGTTAAAGGCTGGCTTAATGAGTTGCGCCCTAACGGTGGGTCATCTATGAAAGATCAATTAACACGATTAGAACAGCGTGTCGATGATCTCTTTGTCTTAATCAGTAAGCGATAATTTTATTATGGCTACTACACGCAAGCGCAAGAAGATTAACAGGCGCAGAGTTCGCAAGACTCCTGAGCCATTATCTAAGCTAGAAGTGTTTTATATTGCCAAGCACGAAATGTACAAAGCTGCACGCAAGGCTGGATTTAGCGAGTCTGTTGCGCTGTATCTAATGGACAGCCCAGAGTCTATGCCCGATTGGGTTGTAGGCGATGATGGCATTATCCCGCGTATCCCTACTCCAGATGAGGATGACGATTAAGCGTTGGTTAGTAATATCAGACCTACAAGTGCCTTATCATCACGAGGCAGCTGTAAAGAATGTAATCAAGTTAGCACGCAGGGAGAAGTTTGATTCTGTATTGGTGGTCGGGGATGAAATTGATTTTCAGACCATTAGCCGTTGGAGTGAGAAAACACCTTTGGCTTATGAGCAGACCATTCACCAGGATCGTGAGCTATGCAAGGAGATCCTTTGGGATTTAGGTGAGTACAGCCGTGAGATGCACATTATCCGTAGCAACCACAGCGACCGCCTATACAACACATTATTAAAAGTACCTGGCTTAATCTCATTGCCAGAGTTGCAGTATCCAAAGTTTATGGGATTTGCCGAGATGGGTATGGAGTATCACAAGACAGCCTATGAGTTTCATCCTGGCTGGGTACTAGCCCACGGCGATGAAGGCAATATGAGCCAGCACGCTGGAATTACAGCTCTTAACCTGGCTAAAAAATGGGGTAAATCGGTCATCTCTGGCCACAGCCACAGACTAGGTATGAGCGCCTATTCAGAAGCCCTAGGAAGCCATTACAGGCCTTTATATGGGGTTGAGGTAGGAAACCTTATGGATCGCAGAAAAGCCTCTTATTTGCGCTATTCTGCCGCAAATTGGCAGATGGGGTTTGCTATACTTGAAGCCGTAGGAAAGACATTAACACCCACGTTAGTGCCGATCAATAAGGATGGCTCATTTACAGCACTCGGCAAGTACTACGGATAACGTTATCTAATCGTTATACAAAAAACCCACTAAATAATCCACAAAGTCGTACACAGGTGGCACACTATTGCCATGCCACAAATTGTGAGCATAGAAGGGCTACAAATGTATAACGAGCTAAAAGACTTTGGTTATATGTGGATGTGGGGAATGATGCTAGTGGGCGCAATTACTTGGATCATTCATCAAGTCAGAGAATCAGCATTCCAGTCGGGCTATTGGAAAGGCCGTCAGGCGGGGTGGGATTCGCACAGAAGAATGACCAACATTCAGAAGAAATCCGATGAGGTCTTTGACTATGACCACTACAACTGAAAAGTTATTGTCCGATGTTATTAGTACGATCCACGAACGCGGAGCGATCTACGGCCATCCTTACTACAACCATAAAAGGATCAGTGAGCTGTGGTCTGCATACCTCGACCATCCAATTTCAGCAAGTCAAGCTGCGCTATGTATGGCACTCGTCAAGGTTTCTCGGCTTACAGAAACTCCAGATCACCAGGACAGTATCCAGGATGCCATTGCTTACGTTTCAATATACAAGACAGTCTTGGATGCAGAAAAAGACACACAGTTTACCTGGGGGGATGACTAAATGAAAATTACAACATTAAAGCATTGCCACGGTATTGGTGTGTGGTATTCGCCAGATGATCGTGCCTTGATGATTGATTTGTTATTTATATCAGTGAGGATTGAATATGGCATTTAATTTACAAGATTATGAAACAGTAGAAAGCCGACTAGAAAAGTTTTGGAAGGATAATGAAAATGGAAGAATATCAACGAAGCTTGAACAGGCCACAGACACTCGATACATTGTTAGTGCTGAATTATTTAAGACAAAAACCGATGAAAGGCCGTGGGCGACTGGGCTTGCTAGTGAGAGCATTAGTGATCGCGGTGTTAATTCAACGTCTGCATTGGAAAACGCTGAGACTTCAGCGATCGGCAGAGCACTTGCAAACGCTGGTTATGCAGCTAAGGGAAAAAGAGCAAGCCGTGAAGAAATGGCAAAAGTAAATGCACAAGAAACAAGCACATTTAGACCTAAGTATGGCGCACCAGGATCAAAGTCAGCTGCTATGGAGTATGCGTTACATATTGTTGAAACACAATCTAAAGCTAGTGCTAACGAGCCTGTGCCTGTTACTTGGTCTGTTGGCGAAACTATTAGCGAAGTTGGCCAAGTACCTGATGTTAGTTTTGTTTGCAGGCATGGTGATATGGTGAAAAAGACCGGCATTGCTAAGACTGGTAAACCATATGCAGGTTTTGTATGTGTTGGATCAAAAGGCGATCAGTGTGATGCAAAGTGGGCAAAACTCACAGCTGCTGGCACATGGTTTTGGCCTGATGATACAGAACCAGGAAAGGGGGGCGAATAAATGGGATATGTTGAGATTATTGATGGCTCAGGTTATCTAGCACGTTTAGAGGACGGCAAGACAACCATAGAGCCAACATCAGACAAATGCATGAGCTGTAATGACGACAGGTTGATGCATGATGGTAAGTATTTGGTATGTACTCAGTGCCATTGCAGGCAATAAGGATATTACCATAATGCACCCACAATTCAAATGTAATGGTTGCAAGCGAAATACCGAGTTTCTATGGCTCGAACAGCTTGATACGCCAGAGGGCTTTAAGGCTTATCAGTGTATGGATTGTGGCACTGTAGGTGTTAAAAATATAGCAGAGGCTTTGCATATACCAGACTCGGATATATGCAGATGTGATAAGTGTGGTAGTTGGAAATTTTCCTCCGTGGTCTGCCACACTTGCCAACTGATTGGAGCGAAGTAATGGCAAATGATGAGCTTTACACACCTGCCTGGATTTTTGATTTATTAGGCTTGCAATTTGATTTAGATGTAGCATCAAGTGATAGTAAAGAAATTATCGTTCCTGCTGCAAATAGATTCACAATAAATGATGATGCTCTTAGCCAAGAATGGGTTGGTCGAGTGTGGATGAACCCACCATTTAGCAAACCAGCACCGTGGGTTGAAAAATGGCTAACACACTGTAATGGAATTGCATTATTGCCTTTATCTGGTAATTCCAGATGGTGGCGTGCCTTGTGGGAATCTGATGCATCTATAGCAATGATTAAACCAAATACTGGTTTTACAAATCCAGCAGGGAAAGAGCAAAAGATTATGTATGGCATTAGTTTGTGGGCATTAGGTGAAGAAAACAAAGAAGCTATTAGCCGAATCAGTAAGGTGAGATAATGCCAACATATGAATACAGCTGTAGAGAGTGCGGCACGCACGGATCTGTTCACAGTTCATTTAATGAGGATGTGCCAACTATGCAGTGTCCTAAATGTAAGTTAGATATGAGTCGGTTATACTCAGCACCTGGACTTGTGTTCAAGGGTACTGGCTGGGGCAGCAAGCCGTGAGTGAGGCAG